GACTAGTATTGATATAGGGTATCCAGATTTTAGGGAAGCAAATAGAATATTTTTTATTTATTGGGAAGCGTGCAAGGCTGATAATAGGTGCTTCGGATTAGTGTATTTAAAGATAAGGCGTTCAGGTTTTTCATTCATGGGATCGTCAGAATGTGTAAACACAGGAACGTTGGTAAAAGACTCTAGAGTAGGTATTTTATCAAAGACTGGAGCAGATGCGAAGAAGATGTTTACGGATAAGGTAGTTCCTATAGCAAATAGACTACCATTCTTCTTTAAGCCTATCCAGGATGGTATGGACAAACCTAAGACAGAGCTTGCCTTTAGGATTCCAGCCTCTAAGATTACAAAAAAAAATATGTATGATAATGTTAATGACGAACTTTATGGTTTAGATACCACTATTGACTGGAAGAATACAGATGAAAACTCCTATGATGGGGAGAAACTATTACTACTAGTACACGATGAAAGTGGTAAGTGGATAAAGCCTAATAATATTTTAAATAACTGGAGGGTTACTAAAACTTGTTTAAGGTTAGGTAGTAAGATTATCGGTAAGTGTATGATGGGATCAACTTCAAATGCGCTAAGTAAAGGGGGAGATAACTTTAAAAAACTTTATGAAGATTCTAATGTTTTGACACGTAACAGTAACGGTCAAACTAAAAGTGGAATGTATTCTTTGTTTGTGCCTATGGAATGGAACATGGAAGGATTTATAGATAAACATGGCTTACCCGTTTTGCATAAACCCGAAGAAAAAATATTGGGTGTTGATGATGAAATGATTAGCAATGGCGCTATTGATTACTGGCAAGCTGAAGTAGACTCTCTTAAAAATGATGCCGATGCTTTAAATGAATTTTATAGACAGTTTCCTAGAACAGAGTCACACGCTTTTAGGGATGAAAGCAAGTCGTCATTATTTAATCTTACTAAAATTTATCAGCAAATTGATTATAATGATTCGTTAATAATAGAACAGCATGTTACTAGAGGAAAGTTTTATTGGCAAGACGGTGTAAAGGACACCAAGGTTATATTTTCTCCTGACAAGAAAGGACGATTTAGAGTATCATGGATGCCGAATAAAAATATTACAAATTTAAAATATAAAAAGAACGGATCTTATAGTCCTGTTAATGAACATATTGGAGCGTTTGGCTGTGACTCATATGATATATCAGGAACAGTTTCTGGTCGTGGATCTAATGGAGCTCTTCATGGTTTAACTAAATTTAATATGGAAGAAGCGCCAAGCAATGAATTTTTCTTAGAGTATGTGGCAAGACCACAGACAGCAGAGATATTTTTTGAAGAAGTATTGATGGCTTGTATATTTTTTAGTATGCCCATACTTATAGAGAATAATAAGCCTAGGCTTTTATATCACTTTAAAAATAGAGGTTATCGGGGATTTTGTATGAATAGACCCGATAAACATTTTAATAAACTTTCAAAGACTGAAAAGGAACTAGGAGGTATACCCAACACTTCGGAAGATGTAAAACAATCACACGCCTCAGCTATTGAGTCTTATATTGAAAAGCATATAGGAATGGATTTGACAGGTGCATATAGAGATTCATCGGAGATTGGAACAATGTATTTTACTAGGTCTTTAGATGAGTGGGCAAGGTTCGACATTAACAATAGAACTAAGTTTGATGCGAGTATAAGCTCAGGTTTAGCAATTATGGCAAATCAAAAAAACCTATATTTACCTGAACAAAAACAAAGCAAAATAAATCTTAACTTTGCAAGATATGCTAATAGCGGTAATTATAGTGAATTAATCAAATAGATGAAAGACGTAACGATAAATATTTCATCTGTAGGTTTTCCAAGTCAGTTTGTATCAGACTCAGAAAAAGCAACCAAGGAATTTGGATTACAGATAGGACAAGCAATACAATACGAATGGTTTAGAAAGGACTCAAGTGGCAGTAGATACTACAGCCAATGGAGAGACTTTAATCGATTAAGACTTTATGCAAGAGGAGAACAATCTATTGCTAAATATAAAAATGAGTTAGCTGTAGATGGAGATTTGTCTTATTTAAATCTTGATTGGACTCCCGTACCTATACTTCCTAAATTTGTAGACGTTGTTGTTAATGGAATGCAAGATCGTTTATTTAAAGTGAAGGCTTATGCTCAAGACGCATTATCACAAGCTAAAAGAAGTAAGTATCAGAACATGGTAGAGGGTCAGATGGCCGCTAAAGAACCATTAAAAGTTTTGCAAGAAAACACGGGCTTTAATCCATTTACTATGGACCCAGATGATTTGCCTTCTTCGGATGAAGAACTTTCGCTGTATATGAATTTAAATTATAAGCCCGCTATTGAGATAGCGGAGGAAGAAGCCATCGATACTATGTTTGCTGAAAATCATTATGATGATATTCGTAAACGAATAGACTATGATCAAATGGTTATAGGAGTTGGTATGGCTAAACATGAATTTTTACCAGGTTCAGGAGTAGAGATATCTTATGTTGATCCTGCAAACGTGGTTTATAGTTATACCGAAGATCCTTTTTTTAAAGATTGCTTTTATTGGGGAGAAATTAAAACAGTTTCTTTAGGAGAATTAATAAAAATAGATCCAGATCTTGATAACGAAGATTTAGAAAAAATATCTCAATATAGCCAAAGCTGGTTTGACTATTTCAATACAGCACAATATTATGAGAACGATATATTCTATCGCGACACTTGCACCCTAATGTATTTTAATTATAAGACTACAAAAAAAATGGTCTATAAGAAAAAAATAAATGAAGGTGGTGGAACTAAAATGATAGAGAAAGATGACACTTTTAATCCTCCAGAAGAAATGCTTGAGGAAGGAAATTTTGAAAAAATTGAAAAGACTATAGATGTATGGTATGATGGTGTGATGGTTATGGGCACAAACATTATACTTAAATGGGAACTAGCTAAAAATATGGTTAGACCTAAATCCTCATCTCAACACGCTATGCCTAATTATGTGGCATCAGCACCAAGAATGTATAAAGGTGTTATTGAATCTTTAGTTAGACGTATGATACCATTTGCGGACTTGATACAAATGACTCATTTAAAACTTCAACAAGTAATAGCGAGAGTTGTTCCTGACGGAGTTTATATAGACGCCGATGGTTTAAATGAAGTTGACTTAGGTACTGGAGCAGCTTATAATCCAGAAGATGCACTAAGACTATACTTTCAAACGGGTAGTGTTATAGGTAGAAGTTATACGCAAGAAGGTGAATATAATCAAGGAAGAGTTCCAATACAACAGCTTACAAGTAATTCTGGTGCTTCTAAAACACAAATGCTTATTGCCAATTATAATCATTACTTAAATATGATTCGTTCTGTAACAGGATTAAACGAAGCACGAGATGGATCAACGCCTAACTCAGATGCGTTAGTTGGTGTACAGAAATTAGCGGCATTAAGTTCAAACACAGCTACCCGACATATATTAGACGGAAGTCTTTACATATATCGTACGTTAGCAGAAGCGTTAACGTACAGGGTTGCTGATATTTTAGAGTACTCTGATTTTAAAGAAGACTTTATAAATAAAATAGGGAAATATAATGTTAGCATATTGGGTGAGATATCTGATTTATACATATATGACTTTGGTGTATTTATAGAACTTTCCCCAGACGAAGAACAAAAAGCAATGCTGGAGCAAAACATTCAAATGGCTTTATCTAAAGGAGATATTAATTTAGAAGACGCTATAGATATTAGAGAGATTAAAAACCTAAAACTTGCTAATCAACTTTTAAAAGTTAAGCGTAAGTCAAAGCAAGAGCAAGACGAAAAAAGAGAAATGCAAAAGCAATCTATGATGGCTCAACAGCAACTTAAGTCACAAGAGATGGCGGCTCAAGTAGCAATGCAGACAATACAACTTGAGACTCAAGGTAAATTAGAATATAAGCAAGGAGAAGTTCAGTTAGAAATTGAGCGCAATAAAGCTGAGGCTCAATTAAAAAGTCAACTAATGCAACAAGAGTTTAATTATAACCTGCAGCTACGTGGTATGGATGGTATGGCTCTTTCTCAAAGAGAAGAATCTAGAGACAAAGGCAAGA